TAATCCTCAAATTACTTTTTTTAAAGTTGCTTATCGCCGTCATACTAATTTCGCATTAGAAGCGATAGAACAAACATTTAACGGAAATCCAACTTTTGGTTCCCGTGTAACTTGTCAAATATCTCGTAATGGCGATTTAATTAACCGTATGTATTTACAAGTTAAAGCTCCTGCTTTAACTGCTAGTTCCAAATATGTTAATTATTTTGGTCTTCGCTTAATTAATTATGTTGAAATTGAAATCGGTGGCCAAAAGATTGATAAACATTATTCTCATTGGTTATATGTATGGAATGAATTATCATTACCCGTATCTAAACGATATGGATATAATGAAATGGTTGGTGCTTATGGCGGTGGTACTACTGCCCAAACTTTATATATACCTCTTGAATTCTGGTTCTGTCGCAATATTGGCTTAGCTTTACCTCTAATAGCTCTCCAATATCATGAAGTAAAAATAAATATCAATTTTGAAGTTGCTGATAGATGTATGACTATAGCTTCAGGACAAGCAGGTTTTACTGCTTCATTATGGGTCGATTACATATTCTTAGATACTGATGAACGTCGCCGTTTCGCTCAATTATCTCACGAATATCTTATCGAACAATTACAATTCACTGGACAAGAAGCTGTAACTTCTACTACTGGATTAAAAACTAAACTTAATTTTAATCATCCCTGTAAGGAATTAGTATGGTTCATTACCAGTGATGAAAGTTCTGATAGCGAGAAATTAAACTGGTTCAATTATACAACTGCAACTAATTCTATAACATCAGATGCTATACCATCAACTCCAGAAGCCTTAAAAACGGCTCTAATGCAAACCACTATTAATTATAAATCAACCCATACCACTCCCTCCAATCCTATAAAATCTGCTAAATTAATATTAAACGGCAATGACCGTTTCTATGAACGCCCAGGACGTTATTTTAACTTAGTTCAACCTTTCCAACATCATGAAAATATACCAACTAATGCTGGTATTAATGTTTATTCTTTTGCTCTCAAACCAGAAGAACATCAACCATCTGGCACTCTTAATATGTCTCGTATTGATACTGCTATATTAAGTTTAAGTTTTGAGGATGCCAGCACTGCTACTCCTTCTACTACTTATAAACCATCTGAATCAGTATTATATGTATATGCTGTTAATTACAATGTTCTTCGCATTCTATCAGGTATGGGCGGCCTTGCTTATTCTAATTAAAAAACATCCTGGTTTATTATTATTTTTCTTATTTTTTTTCTCCTATTATAGTATAAAGAATATAGCATAAATGGGTGGTGGTCTTCTTCAACTTGTTGCTTATGGTGCTCAGGATGTTTATTTAACTGGTAATCCTCAAATTACTTTTTTTAAAGTTGCTTATCGCCGTCATACTAATTTCGCAATAGAAGCAATAGAACAAACATTTAACGGTTCTGCGGCTTTTGGTTCTCGTGTAACTTGTCAAGTTACACGTAATGGTGATTTAATTAATCGTATTTATTTCACCGGTACTATAATTAATAATAATACTGGCACTGCTCCAACTGGTTCTGTTGGTTTAGTTCCATATTTTGGTCTCAAATTATTAAAAACTATCGAATTAGAAATTGGAGGACAGCGCATTGATAAGCATTATTCAGAATGGTTATATATATGGAATGAATTATCACTTCCAGTTGGAAAACGAGATGGTTATAAATTAATGGTTGGTGGCGATAAATATAATCGCTCAACCTGCTTAAAAGTTGGCGATAGTTATTCTCTACATGTTCCTCTTGAATTCTGGTTTTGCCGAAATGTTGGTTTAGCTCTTCCTTTAATTGCTCTTCAATATCATGAAGTTAAAGTTAATATCGAATTAGAAACTGCTACTGCTATGATTGACAATGGTCCAAATTTTTCAGCATATCCTACAACTATGGCTGATGACAATAGTAAATTAACAGGAACTGCCGGAAATATTGCTCTAACAGGTGCTTCATTATGGGTTGATTACATCTTCTTAGATACTGATGAACGTCGCCGTTTCGCTCAATTATCTCATGAATATCTAATTGAACAATTACAATTCACTGGCGCTGATACCATTTCAGGAAATACTAGCAAGTCAATGAAGAGCATCCGAATGAATTTTAATCATCCATGCAAGGAATAATATGGGTCATTAAGCCCGATGCTGCTTCAAATGTGTTTGCCAATCCTTATTGGAATAACTTCACTGACCGCGCCACTGACAATCAGTATATATTATCTAAAAACCCTGTCACAAAAGCTAAAATTCAACTCAATGGCAATGACCGTTTTGCCGAACGTGATGGAAATTATTTTAGCCTCGTTCAACCTTATCAACATCATGAATATACTCCTGGAACCTTTAATAATGGTATCAATGTTTATTCATTCGCCATCAAACCTGAAGAACATCAACCTTCAGGCACTCTTAATATGTCTCGTATAGATACTGCTGTCTTATCTCTAGCCTCTTCAGTCAATGGCACTATTTATATATACACCGTTAATTATAACGTTCTACGCATACTATCAGGTATGGGTGGTTTAGCTTATTCCAATTAAAAACACCCTGGTCTATTATTATTTTTTCTATTTTTATCTTCATATAAAAATTTGTTTTGTGTTGATTCAATTGTCAATTTCAAAAATTCTAATTCTCGTTTATTTGTCAATTTCTTCAATTCGATATCGTGCTGTACTTTTATTCTATTGAATTTAATAATATCTTTTATTCGCACATTTTCGAAGATGTTTATATCTTTAATTTCTTTATTTATATTCTCAACGTTTTCAACTAGTTTATCAAATAATTCAGGTGAATAATTATTAGACATAGTAAAAAAATCAATCATATCTTTCTGTTTGCTATACATCAATTTATAATTGAATAATATGTCATGTATATTTTTAAGTTTTTCCATATTTTCCCGATAATTTCTAAATTTAACAATCGAACTCAATATCGTCAATAATGTTCCCAATAATAATGAAACCATGCTCACTATTAATGATATCGTTTCTTTCGATATTATTAATCCCATCGCCGAGTTTTGATTATCATTCTGATAATTAATTAATGTCAATCTGATAGCCTCTATAAATGTCGTCATAGTTGATATTATCAATATTAATAATGATATTCGATTGTATCTGAAATATATTAAATCGTATTTTGCCGATATTATATATAATGATGTTGATATTTTTTTCTTATTTTCTTTGATTGTTTTATATAATTTTTCTTTTTTTTCATTAATATCATTTGCTGTTTCACTTGTTTGGCTTTCAGATGTTTTTCTTTCCGTAAATTCATATAAAGTTAATAATTTATTTTCATCTCTCGAAGTAGGTGTCGATGATATATTAACTAAATCGGCTTTTATTTTATTATTAGTAGATTGATTATCATCTATTAATACTATAATATCATCTCCTTTAGTACTCTCTTTATGTATCATTTATATTAATATTCAATATTATTATAATTATTATAATTATAATAATTAAAGCTATTATAAAATCCCTAACCGTAAAGGGACGTTTTATTTTATAATTCGTATTATAAATAACATTCACCAAATGAATAGAATTTGTCACTGCACTTTCTAATGACGTAAAATGAATTTTAGCGTTTCCTGTATGTGTTCCTAAGATATAAATATTATCACTGATTTTATTATTTTTAATATAATTATAATTTGGCGGTCTTAAAAATGCTGTTTCATTTGATTTCCATTCTCCATTTTCATAATAATTATTTAAAAATGCTAATGTAGGTAATGGTAATGATTGATATATTTCTTTCAGTTGTCTGTAAATTTCATATATAATTTCATTTTTGTCAGTGCATTCATTCGCGGTTTTATTTAAATATTTACTCTTCTTATCTACATACGAAATACAACAACTAATGACTGTTTTTGAATTTCTTTCTTTGAATTTCATATAATCACTCAAAATTATTTTAATAATACCCCAGTCAGTATTATTATAAAACCCATTCTTGTTTTCTAAATCAGGCACTTCATAATTCCAATGAAATGTAACTGATACATATTTATTATAATCAGTCTTCTCTGAATATTCCGCTAAATCATTTATAGTTCTTAGATTTTCTGGAGAATTTTTTAGAATTTTATATAAATTAACTGGTGGTATTGCTATAATTACCTTCTTCGCATAATAATTATCATCCAATGTTGTCAATTTGATTATTTCTTCTTCTTTCTCGATTTTTATAACTTCAGTTTCGAACTTAAAATCAACATTCGTCAAATTATTCTTCCAAATAGTAAATAAACCATCATCATTCGGAATTTTTGGCTGATAAGGATTATATAATAATGTCTCATTCAACATATTTAAATATGTATTTAAGGAAATTTTATTAATGTCGCCGCCATCGACAATTCTGGCATAACGGTCAATATAATCAATAGCCTTTTCAGTAAAATTATTAGTTTTTACAAATTCAGCTAAAGATATATCTTTTCCATAATTAGGGTCTAACAATAATTTAAAAAAATCAATAGACAAAACCATAATTTCATTAAAATTAAATAAATTGGGTTTAATAATTTCGTCGTATAATGATTGGAACATACTCACCTTATATCGGACAAATACATCATTGAATTTTAATCCTATTTTATTTAAAATCATTTTGAAATTTAAATAATTACTAAAATACATTCTTGGACCATGTTCGCAAAAATAATATTCATTCTCGTATTTATGTCTATTGACTTTATGACAACCACCTATGAATTTATCTTTCTCTATTATCATTATTTTTTCATTCTTATCAGCTAATGTTGCAAAAGCTAATCCTGCAGGACCTGAACCGATAATAACACAATCGTATATATACATTTATATAATAATTATAAATTAAAAAAAATAAATTTAATTTAATAATTTTGACAATTAATAATTTGATTTCCTGAACTGTGGAATTCTTTCAATACTTGACAATCGATTGCAGCTTCTTTCATCGCTTGATATAACGTAAGTATGTTTTGCATCTTACTTATAGCATTATCATAAATGAATTTATCTATATTTTCGATGCCTGTTGTGTCCAAAATCTTTTTCTTTCTTCTTGAAGTTCCCATTTCGCTTTTTTCGTATTTCTTTAATTCTGCTTTTATTGTTTTAATTTCTTTTTTAATATTCTCAAGTTCTATTTTAGACATTTCTATTATATTATCAGCGTCTTCTACTTGATATTCAAGCTCTACAACAGATTGTTTAGCTTTCTTAGCTTTAGTTATCTGTTTTTTGATATCTTTAATTACTTCTTTATTTTCTTTTATATCTCCCTTAAATTTTTCTTCTCTTGTTTCCAATAATATTAATTCGTCTAATAATTGCGCTTTGTTGTCTATTCCTGTTTTATCTATTTTAATTTCTTTCTTAGGAAAATCGCTAATGTATCTATGAATTGTAACATTCCAATCTTTTTTTTCCAAATCAACATGAGAACATAAACGAGCCGCGCGTCCAATCGTTTGTTTATCACTGGCCCAAGTTATTAAAGGTTCGAATATATGAATATGACGAACCGCTTTAAGGTCTATTCCTTCGTTATATGATTGTGACGCTAAAAATAAATGAACGTATTCTCCGTTTTTGTTGTAAGGAGCATTATATAATGCTCTCAACTTATCAAGGTCGGCTCCCTTATCTGTTCCGAGTTGTGTGCTTATAGCTAAGATATAACGAGGTTTTTTATTAGCTTCTGTTGGATTTTCCATAATTTTAACTGCTTCGGCTGGAGTTAATTTAGTATATCCACGTTCATTTAATTGTTTGGCAATAGCTAAAACACCATGACCTCCATAACCTTTGTTTTCATAAAATGCAGAATAAATATATTGTTTTTGGTCATTGTATTGTAATACATTTAATAATAATTCTTCTAATTTGGCACTAAACTCTCGAAGAGTTAGACCTTTTTCAAAATTATAGAGTGTATTTGAATAACGACGAGCAGCAGCCCAGTATTTATTTAAAGTATTGGCTTTTGATAATGCATTAAAATCTTTGGCACTGTCTTTGACTTCATTATATTTAGTTATATATTCTTCGAATTGTTTTTCAGACATATTAACATAAATAGGGTCTTTATTTATAACTACTGGGAATTTACTGGTATCATTAGACATATCAAAGAATGATATTAAACCTCTTATTTTTAATTTGAATTTGTCGATGTCATTCATATCAGTTTCTTTAATTTCTGGTGTTCCATTATCTCTGACAATATTCAACAATTTAAAAATTTCGATTGGATTATCTCCTAATGTGGCTGTTAATATGAATACTTTCATTTTTGGAAATTTAGAACCTGATAATAATAATTTCTCTACTTTTTCATGTTGTTTTCGTTGATTTAACAAAGGTCTAAATAAATTATGAACTTCGTCTATAATCAATATACATTTATTTAAATCAATAACTTTCTTTTCTATTCTATTTGATAATTGTGCAAATGATAAAAAACTAACGTTTTTAAATTCTTTTTCGATTTTGTTCAATTCTTTTCCTGCAAATCTTGGAAATAAATCCGCAGCACATTTATAAAAATTGCTTGGTGGATTGCTTACTAATGCATCCCTACTGCTACAATAAATAATCTGTTGTTTAGTTCCCCAAAAACCTTCCATAATCGAAGTAGCCGTACATGTTTTACCACTTCCTGTTGAATGCCAAATCAACATTCCACGTTTATTCAATTTATTTTTATGTATTGTTTTACAAATATTATTTATAATTGATTGTGGTGTTGTTGGTAATTTTGGATTTTTTGGAATTTCTATTGAAGAAGATAATGAAGAATAAGACGATAATGAATAATAATCAGTCGATGATGAATATAAAGGTCCATATGATTTAATTGAAGAAGTTATTGAAGAAGGAGATGAAGATAATGATTTAGATAAATCTTCATAATAAACAGGAAAGAATTTTCTATATAATCTATCTAAATTTAATTCATAATTCTCAGGATTTGTAGCTTTATCAATCAAATTATATAATCTCTTAAATTCGTTTATATCCGCTGTTTTATCGATATATTTACTTAATTCTGCTAAATCATCATTAATATTAGGGTCAAGTTGTTCTAATTTGGTTTTTACATAACTGTTATATTGATATATATCATCAAATTTAAAATAATCTGGAAAATATTTTTTATAAACTTTAAAATATTCATTAACATCTGCTATTCTTTTGTTTTTTACCAAATAATTATATTCATACAAAAATTCATTAAATCTATCTATAGTATTTATATCAATATGTTGTAAGAAAAAATTAATATTATTATTGTCTGTTGGGTCATTGAAAGATAATAAATAACGAACATATCTAATATAAATACGTCTGTAGCCATTTATTTCGGCTTTTATACCATCGTCAAAATATTCAATAAAAGCACTAGTATAATATTCACCCAATTGAGTTCGTAAAACAATTATATTATTATAATTAATCGCTGTAGGTGTTCGTTTATATTGTTCAATTAAAGCCATTAGTTTAGGATAGACATCATTAAAGTTTTTCTTGAAAATTAAGAAGATATTATCGGCATCAGTTATATATGATTGTTCTATATAAAACTTAATTATAGGTATGTCTTCGTCTAGCATTGGATTTAAGGTGCGTATAAAAGCCAATTGAAATAATTCTTGAATGAATTCATAATTATATTTAATAACTATTTCATTATTTGTTTCTTTATTTAAAAAATATCTTTTGAAATATTTTTCATATATTGGAGCTACAAATTCGATATCATCCTCTGATTTATAATAATTATGTCTATAATAATTTATGTATCCTTTCAATTCAACCTTAAATTTTTCTATATTAGCCATTGAACCATCATTTATATACAATTTGAATATTTCTAAGTCATTGCTAAAATCTAAATCAAGACTTATAAGAATATAATGAATATATCGAAGATAATTATTATAATAACTAATTAAATAATTTTTTATAGACTTAATATTCTTATCTAATTCTAAATTTGCGAGTGGTGGTTTTTCTTTTTCATTTATTTTTACAAGCATATATTGGTCTAATTCATCCATTTTTACTTCTTCTTGTTCTTCGTCCTCTTCTTCATCATTAGTATTTATACAACGATTACCTTTTCCTATTAATTTTAATGTATTAGGTGTATTCGCTGAATTATATAAATCATATAATGATTTTTCTATATTATCAAAATCAATATCATAAATACCACTATCTGAACTACTTCTTGAATATGAACTATTATTAGAAGAAGAACTCTTAAAACTCTTAAAACTTTTAGATTTTTCTGGTATTTTAGTTTTTGAGACACAATCAATTGAATTTTCTCCTACTCGTTGTAAATGACAACTATCTACAGTTTCGCATAATTTCTGCGATTTTTTTATATCTTGTTTAGTTATTTTGCCTGATTTATGGTCATTCTCACGTAATAATTTAAAATCACTTAAAAGTGCTCCACAACGTCTATCATTATCATCAACCCAACAATTACCCATATCATAAGTATTATTTCGATTTATTGTTTTTTTGTCCCATTCGCCTTTGGCATTATGACATCTAGCTTTAGTATAAACATTTCTATAAAATCTATTATATTTATCTGGTTTAGATTTATCATCATCGACAATTTTACAGCTACTATCGATATTAAATGGTTCCTTATTGACAAAATCATCTATATCTTCATAAGTTTCATAAGGATTTGTTTTTGGTCGTTTATATTCATAAACAACTTTTTTATTACAAACCTTTTCACGATTTGATAATTCTTTGCTTATTTCTTTGTATTTCTGATTAACAGATAATGAACTTTTACTCATAATACTAATTTATATAAATATTAAAATAATTAGGGCGATTGAATATAGAATTATAGATAATGTCGGTGGTGTATATATTTGAATATAATTCGAGAAATCAAATATATACTCTGCCATTTCATTCATTCCAATATCTATAATTATATGTTTGTTTTTCATTATCCATTTGCAAATTCTTTTCTTATAATGAAAAGGTTCTCGTTTTAATATGTGTGGCTTAATTTTAGTCGTTCTTGTTAATAAATATACAGCGAAAGAAGCCGTCGCAGGCTCAATCATTTTTACATTACTAATAAACATCCGTTTATTTAATTATATTTATAAATAATTTTTGAATTCAAATTCAAAAATGGTTTAGAGGATGTATGGTAAGAATTAAACAATTACCTTTAATCATGTATAAAATTAAAGATTACTTAAAAACACAAATTTTCAAATAAAATGAAGATGGTCGAATAAATAGTTCTATAGATGAAAATATAATAACATTTGTATTATTATAACAAAAACAATCAAATAAATTCTGCTGAAATTTCTGCACCTGTTTTAGTGCTTTTCATTTGTTTATTATAAAAATTAACAATTTCATTTTCAGTCGTTGGCAACCATTTTGCATTTATTCTCATTCTATAAAACCAATTATCATTTTCAAATTTAATTAATTTATTTATTCTACTCTTATTTTCTATCTCCAATTTCTTTCCTTTGTTTGTCATTACATATCCAATTATACCAATATTGCCATTATGTTCTTTTTTATGACATTCATCACAAATAGGTATTAAATTATGCTGAATGTTTTTATTGAAATTATCAAATTTACCATTTTCATTTGCATTGACTTGATAATTAATATGATGTGTCTCGCTACTCTTGTTTTTTTTACAAACCTCACAAACATCTATAAAAACTGATGAATTATAATTAGAAGTTTTCGTATTTATTATAGTTGTATTTAATCCCATTATTTCTTTTTTTATTAATTCTGCATTTTTCATAAAATTTAATGGCATATCCAATGATTTACAAACATCTATCCCATAAATATTAGAACCTTGACCTTCTCTCAATTTTCTCTCGTATATTATCAAGTCTCCATCAATTTCTATATGCATATGAAATATCTTTAATTTATCTTCTGCTATTTTATCTTTTATTATTGAAATATCAGTCAATTCATGTAAATGACTTGTGAATATAAATGATGCCTTCTTATTTGTTAATTCAACTATTGCCGCTGATACTATCGAAATTCCCGAAATAGCTTCTGTCCCACAACAAATTTCATCTCCTATTATTAAACTAGATTTATCAGCCCGTTGAAGTATATTTCGTAATTCTGTCATTTCTACAACAAAACTACTCATACCTCTATAGATATTATCATTTCCACATATTCTCGTCATTATATGATTATAAGGATAATATTCAAATAATGTCGATGGAACAAACATTCCAGCCTGTGCCATAATTATTGATAATCCTACCGCCTTCATAAATGAACTCTTGCCTGAGGAATTTATTCCATATAATAATATCCCATCTTGATTTAAAGAAATATCATTACCTACATATTCAACTTCGTTATAAATACGTTCTATAATCGGATGGCGTAAGTTCTCTGATTTAATAAAAGAATTTGGAGAATTTTGAATAATCGATGGTTTATAATAACAATAATCAAAAGCATTTTTTGCATTACAATTATTTATATCTAATTCCGTCAATTCATTGATAATTATATCAAGCTTTCCTTTATTTTCCATTAAAAACTTTGTTAAAAAATTTAAATATTCTTTTATAACAATTGATTGTATTTTCTGTTCTATTGTTTCAATTGTCGAAGATGCCTCATTAATTTCATCTGATACCAATTTTAAATTATTGTTATTTGAACTAATTATTTTTTTTTCAAATTTACTCATATATTTCTTATTCTTATTTACTGCCGTTTCATATCTCTTTTTTGTTATTAATATATAATATCCGTCTTTGTCATTATTCTCAAGTTTGCATATTGTATCACCAATACCGCTAATTTTATTAGAAATAGAAATAAGAACATTATATTTTTCCTCTCGCAATTTTGTCAAATCGTCTATTTCTGGTAAATGACCTTTGTTAAAAATATTACTATTAATATCAGCTATATTATATTTATTACATTCATCTATATTTAAAATCTTCAAATAATTTAAAATTTCATTTATATTATTATAAATAATATCTTTGTTTATTATCTTAAAAGCCTCTGTCGCATTTTCAAGAGAATTAATTAAATAACTCCATTCAGATGGATTGAATTTTTTTAATAATATCTTTCTTTTACTTCTTTCCAAATCATTGATATTATTCAAATATTTGTTTATTATCTTGAATTTCTTATCTTCTAATAATTCTTCTATCTTTTCATATCTTCTATTTAATTCATCCACATTATTTATCGGATTTAATAATTTTTCCTTAAATCCCCTAGAACCGAAAGCCGTTGAACATCTATTCAAGATGTCTAATAAAGGTCGTTCATTTTCATTATGACTAATTATATTTAATTGTAAAGAACTATTATATTCGATTGTTAATATCTTTGATTGTTCTAAAATTTCTGGATTATTCAACTCTTTGATTATTTCGGCATTGTGTTCATATGCAAATTGTAATAAACAACAAAAACTAATTCTCGCATAATTAATTCTTTCTAAATTCAAATATTCACAAACAGATAACATTGAACTGTTTTCAAATGATTTCTCTAAAATTTTATTTTGATATTCTAATTTTTTTATTATCGGAAATAATTCATAATTATTCCATTTGTAATGAACCAACGAATTTATAGAATTAGTAATTTCTATTATCTGATTTTTATTCTTAATTTCATTTTCTGATAATATCAATATTTCACTCGGATTATATATTGTCAATAATCTATAACATTCATCGAGCGTCGATTGTGGGTCTGTTTTTATTGCTCCTGATTCATATACAAAACATTTTCCCGTAGTTAAATCAACTCCACTAATTCCTACTATCAATAAATTATCTTTCATTTCCTCGAAATAAAGAACCATTATATAATTACCTTTCTTTGTATTTGCATTGATATTCGTAGAAGGACTTATTATTTCTGTTATTTTTCTTTCAGGATTAGGTGGAGGCGTTATTTGTTCAATTAAAACTATCGTAAAATTATTTTCTGTTAAAATTTGAATGAATTTATTAATAACATAAATAGGAAATCCAGCCATTAATGGATTTGATTTTGAAACTTCTTTTACTGACTTGTTTTTTTTTGATATTATAATATTACATATATCCCCGATTTTTGTCATAAAAGAACAATTCTCATTTATTGAATACATTTCAAAAAATGAACCTACTTGCATTAATATAATCGTATTCTCTCCATATTTATTTTTATATTCTATTTGATAATTCAAATAATCGTCGATAATCATTGTCAATTATTTAAATTCGTTATCTGTTTATATAATTGTATTAAATTTATAATAATCGTAAAAAAAATGATAGTAATTAAATTAGAAGGTAAATTGTCGAAGATGCAAGAAATCATTGATTTTATTATCTCGAACTTTGAGTGCAATAGCGAATACATTGAAGATGAACTTTATAATTATCTCAAACATTCGTTTGCTATCAACTACCCCAAAGAAACCAAAGATTTATTCAAACACTATTTTCCCAAACGGTCATCTGTTAATATCGATGATTTGTATGAGAAGATTAAAGATATTGTCATCAATGAAATTATCGAAAGAAATGAAATTGGTGACAAATACTTTTGAAGAGATTTTTACAAAAAAAAATAAAAAACTGAATAATGTTTTTTATTTTTCATTTTAAAATGAACCAAGAACAATTCATTCGAGAATTTATGGCCTATTATGATATCTGTGGAGAATATGATATCACAATGGCCTTCGAACTGTTTTATGACGAAGAACTCGTTCAGAAAAACAAAATAGAAGAATTATTCAAAATCCATTTTCCAACAAATGATATCAACACTGACGAACATTTGTTATATGATAAGTTATATAACATTGTCGAACCTGCTGTTATCAATAATTGCGAAAGCGAAGCAGACACAGATAAGGATGAAGAATAAATAAGCATTGATTTGTTAGGTAAAATGACAAAAAATGATGATTTTTGTCATTCTTAAAAAAATTATATGTTGTGGCATAGTGTTTTCGTATTACTTGTTTCGAAGTTCGTTTTCGGTGTCGATATTATCGGCAACCTTTATAATAATTATAACCAAGGAAATTATATAAGTGTAGCTGTCGAATTATTGATATTGAAATACATTTGTTAATAATCCGAAAAAATGATAATCCAATTTTTGGATTTTTATTTAATTATGCTAAAAATAATAGGTGTTCTTATTTGTTTGAAATTCTTATTTGATATAGATTTAATGGAAGACATGTTTATAAACATCAGACAATATCAAATGATAAAACTATTTATTGATTTGTTATTTCTTCATAGTGTTTTGAATATAATATAAAAACATAATCATTTATTAGTTTATTAATGTCTTCTTTTGACGAAAAATTATTTTTAAATACCATAATCAGAAATTGTAAAAATTCAAGTGATGTTAATGAATTAAATACATCTTTTGATACCATTTTTAATGATACCATAACAAAAAATAATATAGATATTGTTTTTGATATCTATTGTAAAAATAATAATGACATTGAAGACGCTAAAATACGCTATGGTAAAAATTATAAAGAAATAAAATTAAATCTCATTCTCTATAATAATCTCTTACAATATTTGAGAATGATTTGATTTTCATTATCATTTTCATTATCATTTTCATTTCATTTTCATTTCATTATAATTGAATATACATCTTGATATAATCTGTTACGTTATTGCGACAATTTAAGCATTTCGTAACACGTGTATTATGAAATCTTATGCTCTGGATTATACATTCATTACAACATGTATGACCACATGGAATTGAACACATATTAATTTCATTCTCAAAACAAATAGGACATATATTTCTATTTATTTTTTCTGTTTTTATTATTTCTGTCGTAGTGCTTATGAATAATTTCCTAAATGCTGCTAATTCTTCTTCTTGTGTTGTTATTTCTTTTTCTAACAATTCTTTTTTGTCATTATAATAATTATTAATCCAATCATTAACATAGGTTTTTAACAATTCTATGTATTTTAATAATGTATCGTTTAATTCTTCTACTGTCTTATCATTTTGTCTATATAATTTAATCATGATATCCTGATGATTAACAAAAACATTTGATTTATATTTTAATATATCTAGCTTTTTTTGTTCCAAATATTTAATATCATCTAAATTATTTTTTAATTTTTCATTTAGAGTATTATAATTATTCAATAATTTGTCCGCCGTAAAATTTTCTTTATTTTCTTTTAAATCTATAGACAATAAATCGTCTGGTAGTTCATCTAATTTATAAGCAGACGCAAATGAACTATAATTCATTATTATTATAATTATAATATATATTATTAAAGATGGATTTATCGCTACAATTTAAAGAAAAAGAAATTTTCAATTTTAAACATATTACTTTGAGTAATATTGGAATGATAATATTAAATGATTTTACTTTTAATATGATTATTTTTATTTGGTATATTTTATATAGCAATGGTTTTATAAGTTCGCCTAATGTATTTTTTGCAATCGCTGTCTCGTTAATTCAAAATGTTTTTGTATTTTTTTATTTAATTTCCAAAAATCTAACAACAAATAATATTATCAAATATTTTATAATTTTGATAATTCTTAAGATTATACCATTGATATCTTTATATTTAAATAAAAATATGTATGTCGATTATATCGATGTTTATGCAACTGCTTATTTATATATCATTTATATCTTAATATTTTTCGTTATTTATGATATCGTATTACAAAAAAATGCAGGTTTAGATACAATACTAACAAAAGATTTTGTTACTTATGAAAATGAAAATAATGTTATTAGTTCCATTTATGATACGACCTATAATGATATCATCAAACGAATAATTTAAGCTGTTTCATATATTCGGCCTTTTCATATTTATTTTCAATATTATTGAGTTCATTATTTTTTTTCAATATATCTTCTATGACCTTGTCATATAAATGACTATGGTCAAGAGACATATCAACGCCAGGAAAATATCGCTTAAATACTTCGCCGAATTCTTCTGAAATAATTCGATTAATATCTTTATTTTTGTTGCTAAGTTTATTGAACACTAAACTGACAATTTCCTTAACAAACCTTTCTTCGTCAAAAGTAACAGACATAATTATTATTCAAAATTAAAAAAAAATCATTTTTATTTTTTATTTCAAAACAAAAAGAACAAAAATTTCTTTTTGTCCTTTTTTTGGTGAAACTCTTTCTTACTGTGCCTTCTTCACTTGTTCGCCTTCTACTATCAAATAATCAACTATCTTTTCATTGATTGTAGAACACTTACTTATGATTTCCAACTTTTTCTCGCGAATTTTAGCAGTTAATTCTGCTATCTGAACTTTTGCAACGGCTTCTTCAAATTTGATATTCTGTTCTGCCAATTTCTTCTTCATAGTCTCAATATCTGCCGCAACTTTGCTATAGTCAAATCCACCATCGTTGAAACTAACGAAGTCGGGGTTTGGCTTTTTGAAAATCACGAACAGGCAATAAGAAATGCAGAGGGTGGCAATCACATAAATCAGCATCTGAGCAAGATAGGCGATAATATCGAACATATTACTTCACAATTATTTTATCCAATTACCTTAATCATTTTTTACGATTATATTTATAAATTAATACAAATGTTTTGTATATAATTAAATATCATCATCATACACATAATATTCAAAGAAGTATAAATAATAATATCAGGCACAATATTTACAATTACGTTAAACATTATAAATATAAAAAAAATTAAACAATTTCATTTTTTATTGAAAGAACAAAAATTTCTTTTTGTCCTTTTTTCTAACTTGTTCTTTATTTCGTGATTTGTTCTTCAATCAGGATAAAATCAACTAATTTACCCGTGATTGATGCGCATTTATCAGCAATTTCCAACTTCGTATCGCGTATTTTAGCAGTCATGGCTGCCAATTGAACTTCTACAAGAATTTCTTCGAATTTACTGTTCTGTTCTTTCATCTTCTTCTTCATATCTTCAATATTTCTATTGATTTTATCATAAAATTCTGTGTTTTCTTTACTATTATTACAATCTTCTTTTTCTTCACAAGTTTCTTCTACAATAGGCTTTTTATTATCCAATTGGATGATAAAGAGACAGAAGGAAATAGCGAGAAATACGAAAATGGCAAGAATATAAAGAAACATTTCACTGAAGATAGCAATCAAATTGATGATGAAGTTCCACATTTTAACACGTGATAGAATTATTTAAAATTATAATCAAATCATTTTTTTGTTTTTATTAATTATTTTTAAACAAAATTATTCTTTTTCAAGTGGAACAAAACCTATATCTATATTATCATTAATTTTTCTTAAAATTTTTGGGTCTATTTCGTCATTATCGTTAATCATAGGCGGTGCTTCAGCTGGAGGCTTAAATAAATTTAAAATAAAAACAGGAATAATCGAAGAAAATCCCGCTAAAGATAATGAAGACGTAAATATATAATAACTAACTACAGTCGCAACAATATAAATAATCACAAACAATAAAATATTATTAGATGTAAATAATTGTTTCTTAGGAGGAGGACTATTATCATCATAATAATTATTATTATTAGAACTCTTATCGAGTGAATATATGATACCAAATATAATCACACTTATAATTAACGATACAATATAATACTCCATTCTTTCTATAATAAAAAATTAATTTAAATACGTATTATATTACATAAAGATATAAATATAAAAAATATTTATTAATAAATATGAAACTAGAATTGAAAAAATTCGACCCGGCTACAATAAAAAGCGATTCAGTAATTGTTTTTATTGGTAAAAGAAATACTGGGAAATCGTATTGTATGAAAGATATCTTAAGTTATCATAAAGATTTACCCGTCGGAGTTGTTATTAGTCCCACTGAAACAGCTAATAACTTCTTTGAAAAATTTATTCCTAATATGCTTATCTATGATGAATATGAACCACCTATAATAAAAAGGTTTTTAGAAAGACAAATAACTATAAACAAACAAAAAGCACAACAAGAAAAACAATTTCACACATCCGACATAGATAACAGGGCTTTTTTAATTTTAGATGATTGTCTCTATGATAAAACTTGGCCTACTGATAAAAATATTAGAAGTATTTTTATGAACGGTCGTCATTATAAAATTTTTTTCTTGATTACTATGCAATATTGTATGGGTTTGCCTCCGGTTCTTCGTGCCAATATTGATTATGTTTTTATATTCAAAAATAATATCATCAAAGAACGAGAAAAGATTTATAATCATTATGCCGGAATTTTTAATGATTTCTCTACTTTCTGTGCTGTTATGGATAATTGCACTGAAAATTATGAATGTGTCGTCATAGATAATAAAATTCAAAGTAATAGACTTGAAGACCAGGTTAAATGGTATAAAGCAAAAGATGCCGAATTTAAGATGTGTACGCCAGAATTGTGGAATTTGTGCGCATTAGAAAAAGAAAGGAAATCAAATATGCTGGCATATGAAGACGAAGAAGAAGATGAACCATATGACCCAAGTGTATTTTTAAAGAATAAAAACAAAAATAAACCAGTAATTAATGTTAAAAAGAAAATTTAAATTGGGTCACAATCCGTTCTAATAGGATTTATTTTTATTATATTATCATTATCCACGAGTGTTGATAATATACTACTATCTAAACGATTGCTATAAGCATTAGGTTTATATGGGTCTTTTGTTATATTATCCATTGTCAATGGTATTGGCATGTTTTCTCTTACTAATCCCATATGCCCTATTCTCTCCGCTTCTTCTAAATCTATCTGTTTTTTATTAATAACCATATTAACATTTTCTTTTGGTAATCCTACAAATTTTCCTCCTGCATTTGGTGTATGTCCCGCCTTCATCATTATTAATTCTCTAGTGCCGTCTATTTCAGCGTTATAATCGGCTTCTCGGTCTGTTTGTAAAAATTGACTTTGGCCTCCTGCAACTATTCCATAATTTTCAGTTAATGAAAACTGTCTTTGAGTATTCTTAGCTTTTTCATCTTTAATTAAATAACCACCAAATAAACCATTTAATATTCCTCCTAAAAACCCATATTTAGACCCTCCTAAACCTAATGTTGTTTCTCTTACTGTTGTTTTAGCAACTATTGACGGGTCATAAACATAAGTGCTATGATAATTAACGTTATTAATATTTCGAGTTGTGTCTTGTTTGGGCAATGTTTCTCTCAGTGTTTTTCTTAAATTATTAGCATCATTAACATATCCTTTTTGTTTTCCTTCCATAAATCCGCCATTTCCTTCATGAATAGTTGTTTCTTTTGTTGTTGTCTTTGCTGTGTCATATAAAGCCGAATAACTCTCATCCGCTCCTGTCAATACACCGCCATTTCCCTCATGAATTGTTGTTTCTTTTGTTGTTGTCTTTGCTGTGTCATATAAAGCCGAATAAGTCTCATCAATTCCTGACAATACTCCTCCATTTCCTTCATGAATAGTTGTTTCTTTTGTTGTTGTTCTTGCTGTGTCGTATAAAGCCGAATAAGTCTCATCAATTCCTGACAATACTCCTCCATTTCCTTCATGAATAGTTGTTTCTTTTGTTGTCGTCTTTGCTGTGTCGTATAAAGCCGAATAAGTTTCAGGCGTTCCCGTCAAATTGCCGTTAAAATCTTCATGTATTGTTGTTTCTTTAATTGTAGTTTTCATAATATGATTATCAGGGTCATATAAAGTTGCTTTTTCTGGTAATTGTGGTGCAGCATTTCCATTAAGTCTAGGATTATCAATTAAATATTCTTTTAGAGTTATTTTTATAGCATCGGTTATAGGTGCTACCATTGCTTTAATTACACTAGTAAAATTAGCAACAGGTGTTTCTTTTTGTGTGAGATTTCTTTCATTATCATAAATAACTATTGTACTTTTTCCATAATCATCATTATTTGATATAAATTCATTTTGATATTTCAACGAACCATAATAATCAACGTGACTATCTTGTTTTTTAGAAACTTCTTTAACGTTTTCTATCGGCCGTTCTGTATCTTTTTTAAGAACTGATTGACCTTTAAACCAATTATTTTCATCCTGATAAAAAGACCTATCAACCTTATTTTTAGCTACTGGTGTTAATGCTCCACGTTGTTCTACGTTATTTTTAGGTTTCATTGGTAATGTATAAATTGATGTTCTTTGGTCAGATTTAGGTCTCAATTCTTCTTTAGATTTTGGCGTAACATAAGAAATAGTATCGGCTTGTTGAAATCCACCAGTTCCTTCACTTGTATAACCTTTATTTAAACCTGGTCCAACTCGAACAGTTTGAATAGGTGATATATTATTTTGAACTTGTCCTAAATTTGTTCGAGCCATTAAAAATTTAGTTTGGTCTATTATGTTATCATTGAAATTTGAAACATTATTAAAAAAATTATTTTTAGGAACTTCTCTTTTTTTGAAATTTAAATCTGTGCTATAACCCATATTTTTATTCAGTCCGAATTGTTCCATATTTTGTGTTATGCCTTTTGTTAAAAACGGTTGCATATTTCCATGTTTAAAATCATTGATATTTATATCATTTCCTGATAAACTTTTGATAACACTCTTATTCATGTCAGAACCGTCAAAATAATGAGGTATAACACCGGTCTTAAAGGGCATTTGAGCTTTTTTATAATATTCATCACTTAAATTTTGTTCGTATTCTCTTGTTTGTGTATAATATTTAGAATTATAAATATTATCCATAGATGGCATTTCATTTGTTTGCATTTTCTCTAAATCAATAATGGATAATTATTTATTTCGTTAATCTGCATATATAAAACCGTAATTACTGTATTCCATTCTTTCGTCATCGTCCATTGCATCTTCGTTATCAAGAGAAAATTCATTCTCACCTTCTATTTCGGCTTCTATCGGATTATCATTGACTTCATTATTAAAATCTTCATCTTCTTTATATTGTAATCCGTATTTTTTCAATTCTTTTTCTATGTCTTTTTCCTCTCTTGATTTCTTATTCATCCTTGCTAGAATATCGAATTTATTCTGCTCACGAATTTTATTTATAAAATCAATTTGTTCTTCTAAATTCAACATATGAGAATTATTCATTATATTTATAACAGTCATTATTATTTCTTTCATTATCTCTTGGTAATTTGGCATTTCTATCGAAGGAACCAGTTTTTTATTTTTAGCATTTTCAGGAACTGCTGGAAGTGATAATATTCTTATTATTGCTATTCTTCTAATATTAATAATATCAGTGCTATTATCAACTATTGAATTCAATTTATCTAATTCGGCTATAGTATTATTAATAATATTTACATAATCCATGTCTTTCAGATGTTTATATAAAATTCTAGAAACCGCTTTACCAATTTGTTTATAATTATTGAAATTATAATTATAAAATAATTGTTTTAAATCCTTGTTATTGAAATATGATAAATACAAATCTTTGTAATTTTCTGATGTAGTAACAACCGACATCAATAAACCATTTAATAATTCCTTCGTAAATACCGTTTTATTTTTCTTTAAATCCTTTAAATTGGTTAGCCAATCATTTAGAGGAACTGATTGTAATTCGTATTTGATTGGATTTGATATTTTTTGAAATTTTTTAGGTTTTTCTTTTGGTGTTATTTTTTTAATATAAAATCGTTTATAACGAGGCATATTAAATACTCTCTCACCTTTCAATTTCTCTTTCGCTTTTTGCAAGTCATTTCTATCTGTTTGTAAATATAAATCAGCCGTGAAATTTTCGTCTATTTTCTCTAAACAACAACCTTGCAAATATTTATGAATTTTCTTGAATTTAATTGAAGGCATATAAATCAATGCATTTATATATGCCCTCAGAAATCCATCATTCTTATAATCTTTCTTTGATAACAATTCATATAATGTATCATAATATTTAATCCCTTGATTTGTTTTTGGTTTGCTGTTTTTGATTTTTCTTATTGTTTCTATTTCACTCGTTCCATTGATTTTATCTATAATTATTTTTTTATAATCAACTCCCGGGTCCAATCTATCTGACGTCTCGTTTTTATATAAATCATTATATACTTCATCAAAAATACATAATAAATATGGCAATACTCCGTTCTTAGACGTCATATTGTATGGTGCTCCATATTCTTCCCATAAATCATCGCATATTGAAGACATCTTTGAATAATCTAAAAATAATGTATTATCTACAATCGCTCGTTGTATTTTTATAGACCAATATGAAATTATATCATAAATAACATCCATATAATTCATGAAATATTCATTAATAGCCGTTAAAACCTTTGGAGCGACCGTTTCTTGTAATAATAAAAATTTAACTTGTTGTTTTACATATAATTGCAATTCTTCATCATCTATTGTTGGAATATGTTTTCTAATTATTGTAGCCTTTGGTTCGAATGTTCTGAATTTGTTAAATAAATATGATGCCAATAAATCATAATTTAGCGGTAATCCACTCAAATAACGCATTCTATAAACAAACGGCAATACAACTTTTAATAATTCAGCAAATCCTGGTTCAGTATTGTATAAACTATTGGTATAATATTTATTTAATTTTAATTCATCAGTTATTATATCTACTTCTTCAGGTTCTTCTTCAATTTCTTCAGGTTCTTTATCTTCTTTTGATGTTAATTGATTTGTCATTTTTGTAGGATTGCCTTCATATTTACTTTCATCAGTTCCTATTGAAAATTCGTGTTCATCGTCATTACAATTAAAATTTAATTTATAAATATCGGTAAAAGAATATTTCAATAATTCAAATCTTATTTCTAATTCCTCTAATTGTTGAGTTATCTTTTTTTTAGTGTTATTATCTTTAAAATTTGTCAATGTCCTGGCTATATTATCTATATTGATATTTATTCGCAATTCTCGCAAGTTTTTGATAATATCATTATAATTCTTATCATTTATATTATTGATTATTGAAAATAATGATAATTCTATAGTCTTTGTTGCTGTTTTGCTATTCGTTTTTAATATTTGGGTTATTGTATCCACCGATTTAATCGTCAAATCAATTAAAGAACCTATTTCTTTCATTATATTAAAAAAACTATAACGGGGATTATTAATAACTACTCGTTCTATTACCGGTTTTTTATATACAATCTTTTCATATTTTCCTTCTGATTTGTTCAAGTTCGTTAAATATGTTCTGATTTCATTTAAATCAGATTGTGAAATATTATCTAAATTATAATTATATTTTTGTAATAATAAATTTAAACTTGTATAATCATAATTATTATTATCAATCTTATCCAACGGTAATTTGATTTTATAATCATTCAATAATTTGTCGAAATCATCATAATCAACGGCTGATAATGTATCGTGTTTTATTGGTTTATGAGTGTGGGCCGTTATCTTATCATTTAAATAATCCTCTAAAATTGTAACAGGACTAAATAAATATAATCCTAAAACAGGGATATTACGTTCATCATCTTTGAATATTATATATTTGTTATCTTCTGACATTTCTATAACCGTTTTTTGAGTTGCCTCAAATGTTAATTTACCCTCAACACTATAATTCAACGGAAACCATAATTTATTTTTTGATTTTAATGCTAGATTTATATCTGCGATTTTATCATTTTTCTTTAAATTAGCTATGAAAGCCGCGATATCTTCTTCCTCAAATTTGCCTCTGTCAGCATCAGTAACAATAATAAAATTATTGATATTCGGTTTGTTTCGGTTGATTATTTCATAAAACAATTTAACAAAATTTTCAGTCTTAAATTTATTTTTAACAAAATTAAAAATATCATTATAAATTTCTTCTTTAGAAAATGCTATAAAATTCGGATTGGCTTTTACTAATTCTTCCATACTCACCAATTCGTAATATTCAATTTCAGGCACATCCTCATCTATATATATAATTGAAGAATTGGAAGATGAAGAAGAATCGGAGAGGGAAGAAGATATTTCTTCTGATTCCGATTCTGATTCCGTTTCATATTCAGAAGAAGTAGTTGTTGATTTTGATGACATAATCTATTATTATTTAAAGATATTTTATAATGAAATAAGTATTCTTATTTTCTTTCAAAATATGAATTATAAATTATTAATTATTTTAATGTCTTCTTTAATTCTTTGTTCTGAAGCTGCTTTAAATTTAAGAAATCATAAAAATAAGACCATTACTAATGATAATACTAATAATAATAAAATCAATAATACCATAAAAATCGTATATACACATCTTTATAATGCTTTTCTTTTTCATTGTTATCATTGTTATTCTAAATTTATTTATAATATAACTTTTACATTTATGAATGTTTCCATATGCACATTCATAATTTTATTTAAAGATTTTTTATAATAATAATATTTAAATAATGAACAAAATTTTATTTATTCTATTTTCATCATGCTTATTATTAGCTTCGCCTTTTACACTTCATATTCAAAATCATTATTCAACAATAGCAGCTAATATTTTTAATGTAAATGATTATTTGAAAAATAACAAAGATGCATTTAATAGTATTAGTTATTATAATAAAAATAATAGTATGTGTTTTACTCTCAATCATAAGAATAATTTGACTTATCTTATGAAAGATAAATATAATTACATTGTTTCATTTACTGTTTTTAAATATAAATATTTGATGTTCCTAAAATCCACTCCGATTGCCTATAATTATACAATTCTTGATATTGATTTCAGACAAAAACGAATTGATAAAAACCCTAAACTCAATTTTAATCATTATAACAGAATAAATAATATTATTTATAAATATATTAACAATAATATTATTACAAAAAAAACTGACCAATTATCAGTCGAATTATTCAAATATTTTAATAACTATTAATAGTCTGTTTGCAAGACAATAAATAATTGGGTTCTCCATAAGGATAACCTGGTGAATAGTTTTTATTTTTTTGGTTTAAATCTTGCCATTGATTTAAATTTTTCTCATTACTTATAACTTCTGATTTTTGTGGATTAAATATATCATGGTCTTGTGGAGTTTCTATTAACGGAATATGATTATCTTTTGCAACCATTCTATAATTAATTCCAATTCTGTCAAATCTTTCTAATGCTCTATCTTGTGGGTTCCAGAATAAAGGGTCATAACGATTTATTCCTGTTTCTTTTAGAGTGCATGGCGGGTTTGATAATCTACACGATTCAGTGGGAATGCCACATTTACGAGCATCTTTATTTACATTTGCACGACAACCAGTAGAAACATAAGTATTAGGAACATATGCATTTTTATTACATTTAGAATTCTTATAATTTAAACCTGATAATTCACTCGAATCATCAACGGCTTTCTTCATTGTGCATGTATTCTGACCATATGCCTGAAATCTAATATAAGGGTCATCAGGAATAGTTATTCCACAGTCTGTACAATCATTGTAAGGAGAATTTAATTGATATACTCCTGGATATATAGACCGAGTTAATTCTTCCTGATAGCTTCCAAAATCGTATTTCATTCTTGTATCATTGGGTGTATTATTCATATTTCTATTATTAACAATTATTTATTTTTAGTGGTGGCGGCAGTGGTGTTGAACGATACATAATTGATTGACAACTCGGCAAATGTTTCATTGTCGGATCTATCGGGTCGGTTTTATCATTTGTTATTACTCCGTTTTCGCTAGGTGTATATTTATTTGTAGGACAACGAGATAATATTCGGGTTTGTCCTCGTAATTCACTATCCAAATCTACTAAATTTCCTTTGATGTGTGAAACAGATGTACCGCCGACTAATCCTAACTGATGCATACATTTATTACTATTTTCATATCTATAAGGAGATAAAATATAACCTAATGTATCTACACTTGATTTTAAATCAACTTTATAAGAGCAATTATCATATTTTGTTCTATTGAAACTCATTTTATATTCTATATAATAATATTATTTTTTAATTAGAAGTTTTATTAAAATTCAATCTATTTATATAAGACCTTGTATCTTCACCTCCATTTGTCCAAATTGGAACGATATGTTCCGGGTTTTGAATATCTTTCATACAATCAACTAGCGGTATCGGTTGTTTTATTTGTCTTTCCATTATGGCTTTCTTATTACATCCATAACCATCCATCATACCTGAATCAGAACCTGCTAAAATATCTAATTCAGCGTTTATATCTCCTGATTGACCTCTGAATAACGGACAAGCATTAAATAAACGCCGGAATAACTGCAATCGACATCTGTCACGAGTTACACCATCAACATTATTAACTAATTTACTATAATCATCTATTAAACAAGCATCGGCTAAACCATAACCAGGACGACCTCTTAAATTAACATGGTCATATACAAAATCAGGCATTCGAACTTCCGGTGATTTACATTCAACTAATTGTGTTGAATAAGTCATATAATTATTAATTTTATTGTTACCATAATTTTTAGCTTCTTCCCAGCAACTATCCGAACACATGTTATTTTGTTTATCAAAGAAACTTGTCATTATTGTTTATCTAATAATTAAATTATATTATATTCTTGTAACATTGATATCCATTATTTTCTTTACAACTTTTATCACGATAAAATAACCAGTTTTCATAAGACTTTCTATCATTCGGTATAGTAGTCGCTGGAACCGTATAAAATTGACGTTCCGAAAAATTACGTTCATATATGTCATTTATATCTTTATAAACATTCTGTTTAAAATATGTATTAACAGTTTTCTCAATATCTATTTCATTATACGGGCAAGCTTTGATATTATTATTATTATTGTTATAATCGATAATTGTTGGGTTCATAAATGGATTATCTAACGAAGGTTTAACACATATCTTATTGTCTATTATCGTCAAATTTCTATTGCTCAATGTTTCATTCGTATCTATCTTTTTCTTTTCATCAAACAAATAAATATAAAATAAAAATATTATTAATATTATTCCTATCAATATAAATATTACTTGTTTGAATATTAGCGTTGATACTATACTTAAAAATACAATTAAATATACTATCGCCATTATTTTTTCCTTAA